ATTTAACAGCCGTAAAAAAGCCTGCTGTAAAAGCAGGCTTAGTCTTCCCATCCCGTTGAGAAATTTAAAAATTAACCGCTGAATGGAGCAACGAAACCAGCTGGAACTGTTACTGTTGCTGTAACTCCGCCGTTACCAGCAGCAATAGCTGTTTCAAAAATACCAAAGTTAGCAGTTGGTGCTAAACCGCCTGAAGGAATAGCTGTACGACTAGTTTCGCTGTCGCCAACGTACTGAGTGTCAGTAGCGATGATAGCATTGAAATAATCATTAGCATGGTCGCTGCTGTCGTATACTGGTGTGAATACTGCCCAAACTTCAGCTGTTTGTTGTAGAGCACGAACACTCTTTGTGAACAAACTGTTGCTATTTGCATAGTTTGTTTGAACTGCTGCAATGGCAACTTTGATAACTGTAAGTTGACGTGTACCAAACTGTGTTGTTGGGATTGTCTTTAGATAATTAGCTGCGATATCAACAATGTTATCGCTATTTGCAATTTGTGATGGCATAATATTTTCTCCTCTTTATGCTTTAGCCCACACTCTGTGAGCTTTGTATATGTATTTAGTTCGGAGAGAAAAATACGGGTTCAAAGGGCTAATTTTGCCCTGATAGATTTAAACCAGTCTGTAGTACCTTCAGTCATATGCGGGTACTTTTTAGCCATATCTGCACGGAACTGCTCTAAACGTGGACTATTGATGCCGCCTACTGCGGCAATGATGCTTTCTACATTGCCTAAATCGTCAGCAGTACGCCCTTTGCCTAAGGCAATTTCTGCTACTTTATCTATGTCGCGTGTAATAACTTCGCCTGTTTCACGCTTTTGTAGCGCACCGCCGAATCCATTATACTGGAATGTACGTGGAGGATAGCCTGGAATAGTGTTAATAATACTACTCATAGCATACTGTTGATCTTGCCCAGAGTAAGGAGTTCCTTTTACACTATAATCATGCTCATGATGACGTCCTATTTCATGTGCATGTTCCATAGTCATTAAGTCAACTTGGAAATAAGCAGGTAGCGGACCGTTAGGTGTATCTATATTTTCGCCCATAGGAAAACCTATGTGTACATTCTTACCTATGCTAGTTGCCGGAAACTGCTTGCTCATGACTGCTAGCAATGTTTTGCGTACACCTGCATCGTCTAACTTGGGATCTAAACGCATACCTTTCTTAAGCAATGTAGTATCTAAGAACACATCTACGTCACCACTGTCTAATTTAGTAGTACCTTTCTTAGCAAACCTGTGCTCAGGATCAAAGCTGCCTGCGCCGCCAGCACGCCAAAAACCAGCATCGCCTAATTTAGCCAACATAGGCTGTAGTGCTTGCTTGACTTGCAAGAACTGTCCACGAGTAAGTCTAACTAATACTCCTTTGGTAGGATTATCTTTAATACCTACAATGCCTAACTTTTTAAGTGCATTTCCACTCATTCTTTTGATTCCTGGATGCGTTTAATACCGCGTTTAAATTTGCTAGGATCATTACTTTTTATGCTGTTGATAAACCGACGCTCTAGTTCGGCTGCTGTTTCGATATCATAGTTTTCTCTAATCAATTTAATTAGGTTAACTGCACTTTCGATAATATTGGTGCCGCGACTTTCCACTATGAGGTCCGTATTGCGGCTCAATCCAATATCGCTTAATTCTTGTAGTATTGATCTAGTACTTTTACGCATATGTTTTGCTTTATATTATATTTATGGTATATTACAGTCTTTTAAAATTTAGTCAATACTATTGATTTTGTGCGGTCGCACAATACAATTGACTAAATACTCAGTAGAAACCATGAGTTCCTACACACACTTACAGAGGATATCACACAATGAAAACCATATCAAACTTGATGTTAGGCATGATGGAACGCCTAGCAGAAATGTTTCCCGATAGTACATATCAAAGCCGCTTAGACAACTATCTAAGCACCAAAGGCATTACCGATGCCGCACAGCTCGAAAATTACATACGCGAGTACAACTATTCCCAAAAGGAGTCTTTTCTATGAAATCATTTATGCGCTCATTTTTAGCATTTTGCGAAGCTTTAGGTCAAGCTCGTGCAGCCGCTACACTTACAAGAGCAGGCAAAATCGAAGAAGCGAAAGCAATCTATGGCAAGTAATCTAGGCGAAAAAATTGCTTGGGCCTTGCTGACTTTAATGTTAGTCTATGAGGTACTCAAATGATCGAATTTATCGATACTCTTAAGACTCTTTTGCGTTGGGCAAAAGAAGGATGGGAAGTCCATCCATAAAACTTGTATAAATGCTGTCTAGGCATATATACTACACATATACACACAGGAGATTATTATGTTTTCACCAGACTTTTACATTGACACTTTTCAAGAAACAAAACGTGTCATTACAAACAAGATCTTTACAGATCCTACACTAAACAAAGCTGCTCAAGATTATATCAATGCACAGACAGCATTTGCAAAAATGTTGGCTCACAATGCTATTGATATCACTAAGTACAGCGTAGAATCTGTTAGCAAAGTTTTATTTCCAAAACCAGTGGAAGTAACTAAGGCAGCTAGGGCTAAGGCTGCTAAACAAGCCCAAACAGACACTGACACACAAGGAGAATAATATGTCTGAATTTACACCAAAACTACCAGAAGTTAAATTTAACAAGAACGGCTACGAAATCCGTACAGACATTCTAGCAATGGCAAAGGACCTAGTTGAAAGCGAATACCGTGTTGCTTTCCAGGGTTGGGAAATGAAAGCCGAACGCGATGCTAAGACAGGTCAAATTGTTACTAGCGTTGCAATGCCGCAATTCCCAGGACTAGACAAAGTTCTAGAAACTGCTGAAAAGATGTATGCATTTGTTAATAGCGGAATTAAGAAGTAATTATCGGCTTAATGCCTTATTAATCAGTTATAAACTTATTATATATTAGGACGGGCCCTACGGGGCTCGTTCGTTTTTATGCTATTGATTCTTTCTCAAATAGCTCAGGGTGTAGTTTACCCCATTTACGCATAATAACTGCGGCTTCTGCGTTAGCTTCGTTTTCGATAGGACTACCATCCTTGCCGCTGTCTGGCTCAATACGTCCATCTAAGTCTTGTTTGAAGTGAACAAGCTCGTGTGCTAGTGTACGGCACACATCCATGATGTGGCGATTCTTAACTGTGATACTAATATGTTCGCCTCCGTAGCCGCCAAAGCTCTTATGCTCAACACTACGTTTAGTGTCAAACATAAAGTCAAATTTAGGAAGGCTGTTTAAATCTAAATGCTTGGCGGCAAATTCAATAAACTCTAGCAGGATACCAAACGTATCCTTTTTGCTCATTCCTTCTAATAATATTTCAGTGACTTTCATAATGTATTTATTACACTAAATCGTGCCAGTTCATACTTCCGTATACTGTGCCGCCTGTGACTAAATGACGGACAGCTAGAGTCAGCGTATCGCTGGTAGGTGTTTGATCTCTACCCAACTGCTGTTCCCAGTTATATTCTAACTCTTGTGTACGTAGATTGTTGCTTTGATTTGAGCTGGCAAAAAATCCGCTGTCTTCTGGAACACCACCAGTCATGCTGGTAGCTGTGATATTGTATTCTACATTGCCGCCGCTGTCAGTATGAGTGACCCAAGCGCCGCCTGTGATAGTAGCATTGCGTACGATAGCATATTCGTATAAAGAGTTATTACCATCACCTGCAATATGTATAGCGCCTGGTAATATCACGGCGTTCTCCCTGCCTGAAGCTAGCCTAATACTGACCACTGGTGCCCATCCTGCTGCCACTGATGTAGATGCTATACCTGTTGTTCTAGTTGCTCTCCAATTTTTGGTCCTAGCTTCGTAACCACCTTCACTGATTACAGTAGCACAGATCTGTCGCATGGTACTAGTTGAGGCTGTGATGCCTGTGTTTTCTATTTCATATCTAATTGGTAAGGTAGCATGAGTCATGTAGACCTTATCTAAAACATTAGCATGATGGAATATGTGACAGACAATAAACTGTCCGTTGATTATGAATCCTGTACGAACTGATCCAACACCTAACCATTCAATGTCAGTCCACATGATCTGAGATTTACTAGTATCTAATGTAGCTTTGCTGATTCCTGTGCCGTCTAGTTTATCCACGTTCCAATTGGCCTGTTCTACTCGCTCAGTTGTATCGTCAACAGAACCAGATGTATATTTTCTAATAACAAATGCTTTGGTTGTTCCTGCTTGTTCAAAGTATACACCATTACGCACACTAAAGTATCCCACACGCTGACGCAGATTAGTTTTAGCAGCCGCCATAACAAATGTACAGAATACCAATAAACTCTTACCAGGCTGATAGGGAAATACTCTATAGCTTTCTCTATAAATTTTATCTCCACTGGCTGTGCCTATGGCCATTGATATAGAGCTTTCATTATCTAAATGTGAAACTGTAGCAGTACCAGAAGTTAGGCTGCTAAACTTTCCATTGTCTTTATAACGATGAGCACTATCAAATAGTGTAACAGGATTGCTTATTCGTAATCGACCAAATGCATCTGAGCTGGCAGATATATTGCCAGCTGTGTTGTATCCAACACCACCCAAGTTATTAACTCTAAGGACGGGCTGTCCAGCAGAGTTGTACTCCATGGCTTGATGGAGATCGCTCAGATTAGGTTCCCATGGGTGAGAATAATTAGTGCTGTTTGGGAGTAATACTGGCATAAATTAGGCCCAAGGTCTTCCTATTTTGAGTCCGCCTACATTAGGATTATCTACTACATCTTTAGTGTCGTTATCACTAACAGCATAACGTGTTGGTAGTTGTGTAGCATCTGCACTTGTATCTGCGTAGCGTCCTGGTTGTATAACATTTTGTGCCGCACGATCATTGCCAGCTAATGTTAATTTAGCATCTTGTCTAGCACGTTTAGTAGATAGTGTTGAAATTCCATTAGCTGCCATGTTACTCTCCTTTGGTTAGGAAATTAGGATACATGCTGATGCTGTTTGATTTGATATCTGCTGGATGCTTAGGACCATTAACTCCTCCACCCGCTGCTGTAGTTACAGCATCTATATCTGCATACTTTTCATTAGGACTATTTGAGAATGGACTGAGTTCGCCTTCGTCGCTAGCTAAATCTACTATCTGTTTAAATCTACGAATATCATCACCAGCACATTCAGGCTCGTCTACAATTTCTGGAGTGTCCGCAATAGGAGTGGAACCTATTGCAATCGATACTGTGGGCTGCGATTCTCCGCCTTCTACGGTATCAATTAAATCTAAGATACTCCTAATAATTTCATTGGCTCTCATAATAATTCCTGGTATGCTATATTTAGTGTAAATAACACACTATGATTGACAAACAGCCCTTCCAAGATCTAATAAACGAATTAAAATCCAATGGCAAATATCGTGTTTTTAACGATATTGTACGCGAAAGCGGTAAGTTTCCACAGGCTATATGGTATGGCCCGTATGCAATTAAGAACATCGTTAACTGGTGCTCTAACGATTATTTAGGCATGGGTCAGCACAAAGTTGTCATAGACGCAATGCACACGGCACTGGACCATACAGGCACAGGATCGGGTGGTACTAGAAATATTGGGGGTACGAGTCATTACCATGTAGCCTTGGAATACGAATTAGCCACTTTACACAAAAAAGAAAAAGCACTTTTATTCAGTAGTGCTTACGTTGCTAATGAATGGACACTTATTGCTCTAAGCAAGATTATACCAAATATACATTTTGTCAGTGATAGTAAAAATCATAACAGTTTGATAGTAGGCATGAATCATAGCCGTGCTCCAAAGAGTGTGTTCAAACACAACGATATGATCATGTTAGAAGAAATGCTACAGGCAGCTAAGGCAGCGGGCGATGTACCTTGTATAGTATTTGAAAGCGTTTATAGCATGGATGGAGATGTTGGACACATAAAAGAAATCTGTGACTTAGCAGACAAATACGATGCAATGACTTACATTGATGAAGTTCATGCTGTAGGACTTTACGGACAGCACGGTGGAGGCAAAGTTGAAGAGCTTGGGTTAGAAAATAGAATTGATATAATCAATGGTACGCTTGGGAAAGCATACGGTACTCAAGGAGGATACATAGCAGGAGACAGTATTGTTGTCGATGCTATTAGAAGCATTGCCGCAGGATTTATCTTCACAACCAGTATGAGTCCTGTTACTTGTGCAGGTGCAATGGCTGCTGTCAAGTATCTTAAAGAACATAACGAGTTACGAGAACTACATCAAGACCGTGCTAAAAAACTTAAGAGTGAATTGATTCGTGCTGGACTACCAGTGATGGATTGTAGTACTACACATATTGTTCCTGTACTAGTAGGAGAAGCTAAACGTTGTAAACGCATGAGCGACGAGTTGCTTAATGAGTTTGGTATCTATGTACAGCCTATCAATTATCCAACTGTTGATGTTGGCACTGAGCGCCTGCGCTTTGCTCCTACTCCGTTCCATGATGACGGAATGATAGAAGACTTAGTTAACGCACTAAAAGTTGTTTTTAGTAAAGACTAATTAGTTGCGTTACACCAAATACTAGAGCTGCTCTCATCTGTTGATTAGTAGCTTCGTTATCTAGTTTATCTGTAGCAATTAAGTCTGCTAGCAACTCTTTAGCTTCACTGGGACTTAGTTGTCCCGCTCCAACTGCTTCATGAATTTGTAGTGCGTAACGGGCACGTTCAGCTGCCCATGGTTCACCTGCATTTGTAATTTCAAATAAGTTCATTTAGAATCTCCCCTGGACAGAACCTGCTAGTATGTCAGCTTGTTGTTTGAGCAGTTTAAGTTTTAAATCACAATACATTGGACTTACGGGTCCTTTCTTTAGTCGCTCTTGATACTCTTGTATTGTTGAAATGATAGTTGCGTTTAGTTTACTAATGTCTCTAGTAGGTTTTGTTTTTGAATAGATATCAAACCATTCTACACTTTTAGCTAGTTCATTTAGCTGTGCAACTTGATCAGCTTTGCAGTCAAAGTGTCTAGTTTGCTGTTGTATATCAGTAATTACTTTAGCTTGATTAACATCCCAGCGACTTGGGATCATTTCCATTACGCTTGCACAACCTGTTAGCCCAACTACTGCTAAAATTAATAATATTTTTTTCATTTCTTTTTAGCCCTTCCTGCTTTCATATTGGCCAACCAATGTGCCAGTTGTCCTTTACGGCCGCCTTGTTTAGCAGTCTTACGTAGACTACTTACACTAGCTTTAGTGTTAATACCATATCTTTTACTATCGCCCTTGTCTTGAGGATTACGACCGTCGGCAAAATTTTCATTTGGTCTTGTTATTACTTGTTGAACATCTTTTGCTTGAGCTTGTGGATTGTTTTTAAATGTTCCTAAATTTGCAGCATTAGCAGCTTTTTCTTTTTCAAAATACTTACGCATCTCTTCACTGGAAGTTGCTGGTTTCTTAATTGCTTGCTTAATTGGTTTTACCAACAAGCCCATTAAGTTTTCATTTAAGAATGTATCAGCAAATTGTTTACACATATTTCTTATGGAACTATTAGCAGTCTCCATAATATTATATTCACGCTGTTCTTCGTCTTGTGTAGGATCCATGTAACCTGCATAGACTTTCTTAATGCCATGCTGATTAATTAAGTCGGTGCAACTTTCTCCGTAGCGTTCGTCCATATGTTCACTACAAGGACTGCAAGTTGTAATACAAATACTGCCTTCTGGTATGTCACCGTACTGTTTATTATAATTGTCAATGGCCACACGTTCGGCGTGCCTGCGTGTATTGTTTGGGCCGGGTAAGTTTATACCAGGAACAAAGTTATTGTCAGGATCTAGTATGCCTGCGGCTACCATACCAAACTGCTCTTTGTTTTTCTTTTGTCCGTTGACTACTAGATTACACAGTTGATACAAATAAGTATCCAACTTTTTGTAACTGTGTATTTCATCGTTTGATGATTCTAATAGTTCATTGACTTTCATGATCTTCGTAATATGGTAAGCCGGCCACCCAGCAGCCGTATCTAGCTAGCCCTTCAATAAAATCATTACACAGGGCTATAAGGATTCCTAGGACGATCCCATTCTCCTTCTTGTTCTGGATAAACTGGATACTCATTCTGTCTTTCCGCATTTAGCACGTTTTGCATTTGTTAATGCTCCATAATCTACAGGCCATTCTTGCCCTGGTTGTAATTCTTTAGCGTTGGCAGGGAACTTAAACTGCACCTTAGCTTCTGTTTGAATTGTTGATATCATAGTACGGAACTTGGTTAAGTCGTTACCTAAATTTCCGTATGGCTTAATGTGTGGAAACATCCAACCCGCTACTAAGCCTGTTTGTTGATCAATTACAATCTTGTAAAATGCTCTTGGAACAATTACGCCGTTACCAATAAATCCGTCACCAGCGCCATATATAGCTCCAATGTATATCGTAAACGGTCGGTTCTGTTGAACGGCCCACCCACGCACGGAAGTTTCCAGCAACTTCCAGATTCCACGATTTAAGCTCCCGTGCTGAGGGTACATATTGGTCATCAAAAAACTTTCGTACTCTACTATCTCGCTCCAGCTCAGATCCCCATCTGGAGCTGCATGGCCCTTGTCGTAGCCCGTCCCAGCATAATCCGATGGGGTTGGTCCATTTGGGACTGATTTGTCCGCAACAAAAGCATTTGTTCTAGGCCAGCATCCTAGTGCATTTTGTGGAAGTAATGTGTATGCCACATAAGCAGGAATCTTAACTGGAGCATCATATGCTACTAAGTAAGCTTCTCTACAAATAGGAACAACTTGACGTTGTGTTTGTGCAAATCCATAAGGGCTATGTACTTGGCATGCTTGCACTGGTAGAGGAGCACGTTGCTCCCAAGCATAACTTGTACTAGCAACTAATAAAAATAAAACTGATATTAACTTCTTCATTCGAGTACCTTTTAAGTACTCGTATTTAGTTTAAAAGCTGTTGTTAAACCAGCCTATTTTGCGGCCTTCTGCAATACGCTTATCATGTTCTTCTACAGAGCTAGGATATCGCCATGCCCATACGGCAACACAGGCCATGAATATAGCCGTATAGATAATACCTTTTGCAGGAACATTTCCTGTATACATTAGTACTAAACTCAGGCTCATCATACCCAGCATAAAGAATTTCATCTTTAATGGGAATACACGTTTCTGTCCCCAGTTTGTTAAGAACGGTCCAAACAGTTTGTGATTGTATAACCAGGCGTGCATTTTTGGCGAACCTTTGGCAAAGCAATAAGCAGCAAATACAACAAACGGACTATAAGGAATTCCGGGAGTAATAACTCCAATGTATGCCATTCCCAGGCTGGCAAAACCCAACATTTTCCACAAAAACTTTATCATTACAACCCCCAACTATTTTCACTCTTTTTGGCCTGCAAGTCAAAGGCGTTCTTACATTGTGTGTAAGGACATACCTTTGGCTTTGTGTCCATAGTAATTGGGCCTTCGAATACATTTCCCAAACTGCCATGTGCATGACACCAACCTCTGTAAGCATAGCCAAAATAGTCTATAACAATTTGGTCTACACCGGCCCAACATAAGTGCCCTTTGTAGTTATTATATAGCCGTTGTTCTACCCACTTTATTTGTGTTTCGACTGGCTCTTCTTTTGGGGGATGTATATTGTTTACCAGTGTGTAGTAGTCCCATTGCTCTTTGGTATAGTCAAAGAATTTGTTGTTTCCACGCTCGTGATTAGCAAACAATGCTCTAAGTTGCGTGGGCAAATGTTTTAATTCTTCATACATGGCAACAGCATCTTGCCATCGTTCCTGTTTAGGATGTGCGTTAATCGTAATTGAATATTCTATTCCGCTATCCCTAACCACAGACACAACATCTTTGAAATGTGCAGGACTACAATACTCTGGGTGATATGACAATATTACGCCAACTAAATTGTTGACAGCTTGGCACCACCAATCTATGCTTTGACTAGCATTAGTTGATATTACGTATTTGAATCTACCCGGTGTCTCTATTAGAGCGTCTCTAACAGGCACACATATACTAGGCTCGCCGCCTTGAAATTCTATAATGATTAAGTCGTGAGAAACTGAATCACCTAAGTTAGTGATTGCAGTTTGAAAGTTTTCGTAAGATAAGAAAGGATTACTGCCATCGTGGTAATTTGGATGGCAGTAATCGCATCGGTAATTACATTGATTACCTACTTGCCATTGTACCGCTAGCTTAGTTAACGTAGGAACTGTAGCCACTCGTCATACCTGACTTGTAGGCCTTGTTGTTTACGCTTGCTAACTAGTTCAAAATAGTCTGGCTTGTAAGGCTTGAACTTAGGCCGTATACGCTTGTCGTTACCTTTGCCAGCATTGCAAGGACCGCAAGCAGTTACACAGTTTTCAAAAGTAGTCTTACCACCGTGACTAGTTGGTAGTACATGGTCAAGGGTACATTCTTTCTTTTGCAAATCTGCGTTACAGTATGCACAATGGTAGTTGTCTCGTAAGAATACATTGCTCTTGCTGAACCTTACAGTTGTCTTTGGCTTCATGTATTCACGTAGCATCATAACGCTAGGGACTTGCGTTTCCCAACGGGCTGAATGTACAACCCAGCCGTCGTGATAAAGCAGTACATCGGCTTTATCCAAAACCATGTACTTGATAGCATCTTCCCACGTTAATGTACTGAGTGGCATGTAACTTACAGGCATGCCGTCTGCATTTAGCAGTAGAGTAGCTGACACTTTGAACCTCTTTTAGTTGTGTTTACAGACCCAACCATTGGAAAGTATATATTATATACTCAATATATACTTATGTCAATTCTTATGCAAGGAAATTTTGGGCGAATTCCAAACCAGATTTATCCAAACTAGAAGTCCATTGATCCTGCCCATCTGTACCAAAAACCGATTCCATATCAGCTTTGGCTAGGCACCATGCAGTTTCCAATTTCCAAGGATGATCTCCTTTGATTTCGCCTTCTAATTGGTTAGAGCCCCAACCACATAAACCTAGCATTAGCCGCCAGCGACCGGGTAAATCACCCATGGCCATTCTTGGTAGTATTTCGTCCGAACTACTTAAAGAAAGCTCATCGTTGATCTTGATCATGTTCTTACTGGTCCAGTCGTTTGTATGTAGGAAAGTAAGGCTTTTAACATTAACAGGCCCGCCTAAGTAAACAAAGCCTGGAATATCTATTTTGTATCCTAGCTGTTCGCCAAACTCTGTTAATGTCATTTGACTACGTTTGTTTAGCACAAATCCTACACTACCGTGGGGATAGTTTTCTGTAACTAAGATTACAGTTTTTTGCCAGAAGTTACCTTTGACTGCTGGAGGCGCAATTAATAATTTTCCTACTAAACTCATGAAGATATTTATTAGGCATACTTAGAAGCATTAGCAGCTCTGATTGATGCTTGCTTCTCTGTATCTTTAGGTTTTTCGTAGTGTGTTGTCCACCAGTGTGCCGCTTCACCAGGTGTTTTAAATTTTGTAGATCTATATTTTTGTCCACGAGGATCCTGTAGAGCAAAATCTAATTGACCGCGCCAATTAGTTTGCCAACTGTTAGGGCCACCAGTGAATTTAACCATTTGTGTAAACAAACCTTTGCCATTAACTACATCATGGAATCCAAAGAAGCCTCCGCTTTGACCTTGTCCTGCGTCTACTGCAACATAAGCACCTGGATAGAAACTACTTTCCCATTTGATATTAACTAACCAACCAGCAATTTGATTGCGATCAAATCCTTTAGATTGTAAGTAAGCTGCAATTTCTTTAGGGTTTACACGGCCTCCTACTCCAGACTTATAGTTCCCTGCCGGCTCGCCTTTTGAAGGGGCAGATTGCATGCTTGTTTTTTTAATTGCTTTTGCAGGCGTTCCTGGTTTTTCCCAGGTTGTTCCCTTGAGTAAGGACGGATCAAGCCCTTTCATTATATCCGATAATGTCTTATTTGGATCTATGAATTCTTTTAATCTCATTTTTGTGACTTCCTGGTTCCGTAATCAGGAAGTGGGCCGCCGTACTTCCTACCTTTGATCCTTTTGCCGCCTACAGTAATTCTTACTTTTCTGTTTCCAGCAGTAATTAAATGGCTCTTTTCGCCGTCGCGGGCACGTAGTCCTTGACTCTTACAAGATGCTAGCTGACTAGCACCTAATTCTTTATCAGGTTTACTACTAGTACATAAAGCTCTGCTGGCTTTGCCTTCTTCAGATATAATTTCATGGATCTTCATAATTTATATTTATCAAGCCATTCTTCCAAACTGATCCAAGTTTGTGGGCCCAGTACAGCTTCTAGCTTAGAAATGTCTGCACATGTGTATTTTTGATAGCTAGATTTAAGTATTTCAGGCATTGGAACATATTCTATTGCAGTATTATTACGATTGCTTATTAGCTCGGCAACTTGTTTAAAACTAGTTGTTTTCCCTGTGCCAACATTATAAACACCAGACTCTTTTACTTGTTTAATAAACTCTACATGCACCCTGCAAACATCTTCTACTGCAATAAAATCACGCAGATAGCTTTCGCTGTTTTCAAATAGTTTAATAGGGTTCTGTCTACTAAATTGTGTGACAGGACTTGCTTGCCCTGCTTTGTGCCCTTCATGATTACCATAGACATTAAAGTATCTAAAACAATGTGCAGTTGCACCGCCAGTATGTTCTACGATATATCTTTCAGCTAGGTACTTACTCCAAGCATAAGGGTTACGTGGATCTACTAGAGACTTTTCGCTAAAAGCATTGCCTAATCCGTAAACACTGGCAGAGCTAGCGTACTGGAAGTTAACACCAAACGTTTTACATTCGTCAAACAGTCTAACAGTGAAATCATAGTTTTGCTTTAAAATGCCGTTAACATCACGTTCTGTTGTAGAACTATTTGCACCTAAGTGTATAACCCAATCACAGTCCATGACGCCTGGGTAACCGTCTCCTAGTTCGTATGTATCTACTTCCCAGTCTGTATTTTGTTTTATGTAATTAACTAGGTTTTTGCCTATAAAGCCTTTATGGCCTGTTATCATTATTTTCATAATATTTCTTTCAATGTGGGTGCGTAGCAGCCGAAATGTTGTACAGTAACAGAAGATGCTTCAATAGCAAAGAACAAGGCTGCATTTATACTGCCAGTGTCTAACCACTTGTAGGCGAGTGCGGCCAAGAAGGTATCTCCAGCTCCTGTAACATCTACAACTTCTACTTTAGGTGCTGGCATACTTACTTCGTGATGCGGAATGACTGCGCCTTTTTCTCCTAGTGTTACAATTAAACCTGTGCAACTTGACTTTATTTTACTAAACTCTAGTTCGTTAATTTTAACCCATGCACCTTGCATACGTGCTAAGTCTGTTTTCTTTGTATCAATAAACACTGGCAGTCTAGATTCAATTAACTTTTCAATTAGTTCGTAACTGACAACGCCTTTGTTATAATCACTAATAACAATAGCATCATAACCTGTTGGATCTACATTAACTATAGGTATAGACTTATAATCGTTATCCATTCGTAGTAGCTGTTGCTTAGTGCGACTATCAATTAATCTAGTTTTATGGCTAGCACTACCGCATACTAGTGTTACATCACAGCCTAACGCTTTTAAGTTAGCATAGACATTACCGGCCATGCCGTCACGTTCTTCTTTATGTGTAGGAACAAATATAGGTACAGGAGCTTCAGGGCTTAATCTATCAACAGTTCCGTACTGATAAATGTCAATACAGTTATCCCCTACTAATAATATCTTGAATGATTTTTGTTGTTGAGTAGTCGCCGACTCTGTCATAATAAATTACTTTCTTACAATATTGTTCTGCTGTTGAACCTTTATCGTGTTTCCAATCACTGCCTTTAACGTAGACATCTGGTTTAAAATCTTCCATTATCTGAATTAGTTCTTTTGTGGAATCAAACAACATAACAATATCAACATCTCGCAAGCTGTGTAGCATTAGTTTTCTATCAGCTTCATTATTAATAGGCCGGGAATTGCCCTTTAATTCTTTAACTCTGCGATCAGTGTCAATTGCAACTAATAACTGATCTCCTTGTTGTCGAGCATACCTTAAAAGATCTAAATGTCCACGGTGTAAAACATCAAATGTTCCGTTTACCATTACACGTTTCATCTTTGACTATCCCCTGGCATAACACGATAATTATCTTCAACACTATCTGGTGTACTGACTTCTACAATTACGCCTTCTTCTAAACATTCTAACTGATGTGGCAGCAAAGGAGGATTGTGCCAAGTATCACCTTCGTTTAATTCTTTAGTGTGACGACTAGCATCCTTTGTGTCTATATAATGCACGAGAAACTTTCCGTGCAGTATACACCATGTTTCATCTTTTTCGCTATGGAAGTGCATACTAAATTTAGCATTGGCCTTGAAGTACATCATCTTACCACAATACTTGTCATTAGTTGCAAAGATATATTCTCCACCCCAACCTTTTTCTACTACGCCCTCTAATCTTGTCATTGGTTTAACCATTCAAATACATTCAACCATTGTCGTTTACCAATAGTTTCTTTTAGCTTAGTTAGATCGGCACAAGTACGATTACGCATACGTTCCTTTTCTTCTTCAGGAACTGGTATAGTTTCGATCTCTACACCTTCTTGTTCAGCAATTTCTTCTGCTATATCTAAAAAACTATGCGGCAATCCGGAACCTACATTCCAAATACCGCTACCGTTTACTGTCTTAATAAAATCTATGTGCAATCTACACACATCTCCAACCCATGTCCAGTCTCTATAAACATGCTCGGCTGTTTCCCAAACTGTTATCTTACCTTCCTTGCGGGCTTGTTGTTGCCATTTCCAAATAGCATTAGCCCTGTGGCCACGCAAATGCATCCACTTGCCGTACACATTAAAATATCTAAAACCTTGTACGTAGATATTTAAAGGCTGATTAAAAACCCAGCGATCAAATAGATACTTACTCCAAGCATAAGCCGTTTGAGGCCGGCAAGGAGCGTACTCACTAAAATCTTTAGTATTTCCATATACACTACTGCTACTTGCATACTGCAAGTTAACACCTTCTCTGTTACATGCTTCAAATAGTTTTTGGCTAAAATCTAAATTCTGTACCAAAACTTTTTCCACATCCGAATCTGTCATGTCAGCAACGGCACCCAAATGGATTACCCAATCGTACTCTCGCACATCTGGAAAGTCTTTTGGATCCCATTCCCATCCTTCGACTTCCCAACCTTCTTCTTGGTGCAACCAAGTTGTCATATTTCGGCCAATAAAGCCTTCGTGTCCAGTTACTAAAATTCTCATGATTCTTCTCGATATTCTAGTGTAACTATAATATTACACGTTGTCAAAACATTTGACAGAATATTCAAAATGTAATATAATAGCGCATCGTTAACTCATTTTGGGCGCACAATGCAGGCTTACAAAGAAATTACCAAATGGAATGATAATATTCCCAACCATACTTATCTTCTTGATGGGGACCAGATGGTTGCTTATATAAAGCACGGAACTCGCACTCCTTACTACTTTAAAAAACCAATTCGAATTGACAAAAGAGGTCGTAAGTTCGAGGAACTCAAAACAAATCCATTTAAGGTAGAAGTCAAAAGCGAATTGATTGAAGTTGCAGGTAGCAAAGGCAACAAGTATTTTGTCGACCCGGAAACCAAAACTTGTACCTGCCCTGGATTTACATTCCGTGGTGATTGTAAACATCTAAAGGAACTGGCATGAACGAACGAATTAGAGAACTTTTGAATGAGGCTACATCAGGCCTAGAACCAGACTTATCGCCTCAAAGAACTGTCACATTAAATGAAATGGAAAAGTTCGCCGAGTTGATTGTCAAGGAATGTGTTGAAGTATTCAGCAAAGATTTACCAGACCCTACTAGCCCAGATTATCAAATAGGTAGCCTACCAGAAGTTGTTAATCGTATTGCTAATGTAGCAGAACATTTCGGAGTTGAAGAATGACTAAAGAAGCTCCTAAACACAAAGACAAGTTGGGAAGAATGATCCAACTAGACGACTTTGTAGCTTTCTCTAATCATAACAGCTTGTCTGTTGGTAAGATTACTAAACTGAACAACAAAATGGTTAAGGTACTAGAGATAACCAAACCCGGCAAGTTTAAACCTAGTGACTACAATAAATACCCGCACGATTGTGTCAAACTAGAACAAAGTGACATGACTTGGTTTATATTAAAAAATTCATCATGACTATACGATATTTTGCGGCGCCGGTGCCCAATACTCCTTTTGCTCCTAATTTTAAAATACCGTTGTACTACGATACAATGGTAGATAAAAGACTGTTAGGATTCTTAACTCAATATATTAGGGATTTAGAAAAAAATTATATTCGGAAAGAACCGCTGATTAGCGAAGTTCCTAAAAGTTTTTTAGACCCTATTGCATTCACACAACAATGGAAACAACATAATTTAGTTGGTGATACTACGTTAGATTCGGATCCAGAAGGATTTAAAAGATTTCCTACTAATCTAAGTGTAGAACGACTATTTGATATCATACGCAGAAACTACCTTACATATCTAGAATTACTAAATTATGAACGACGCAAAGTCTTTATACATGCATGGGCTAATGTCGTGAGAGACGGGGAGTTTATTTCTCCGCACACACATGATCAAACTGCTAATGGGTATTTGGCTTGCAATTTGTTTGTTACATATTCAAAGTCAAATTTTGTCTTAAGCAAAGAAGGTAGTCAATTACTGTTTCCTTCTAGTCCGGGAGGGATTATTTTTTGGCCCAGTTGTTTGTTGCATCATACTGAGCCTCATGAAGGATTAACCGAAAGAATAACAATTTCTGCTGACATTGTTCTTCCTGAAATAGTAGAACAACAACCACATAGGCCGTATAGATTGTTAGATGATCCTGAAACAATGCCAGGACTTTACGAGGACAAACAATGAATATCTATTTAGACATGGATGATGTAGTTGCCGATTGGATGGGCTATGCAAGAGCATACCTTAAAGAACCAACTTGGCAAGAAGGAGAGATGCTGCCTGAACATAAATGGCGCAGTCTCAAAGATGATCAAAGAATGTACAGTAAGCTACCTTTAAAAGAAGGAGCTGTTGAACTAGTTAATTGGTGTGAAGAATACGTAAAGAAAAATCCTAATGTTGGACTATTCTTTTTAACGGCAGTTCCCCATAACAATGACATGCCATGGAGCTTCCATGATAAAGTCGAATGGGCACAAAAACATTTTCCTGGTATTCCAGTATTCTTTGGCCCGTACAGTCACGATAAATGGGTAAGATGCGAAAGTCCAGACGACATACTCATTGATGACAGACGCAGTAATAACGACGAATGGCGAAGACAAGGTGGCCGGGCTTTCTTGTACAAAAACTGGCCAGAGTGTAAACTATGGCTGGAAGCACACCTTGGATCTTTATGAAAATTAAAAAACTAGATAAGCGTCACACAGGGCATGGAACATATAAGTTTCTTATAGAGTTCAGTAAAAGCCATTTTGAAAAGTTTTTTGAAGCACGAAATTGGTGCTGGGACACTTGGGGGCCTGGGTGTGAAGTAGAACACGTACACAGGATAGCTCACGAAATACCTTGGGCTTGGCAGTATAATGAATGGAACACTAGAATATATTTGGCTACAGATAAAGAAGCCAATTGGTGGAAACTAAGATGGGGAGTTTAAATGATTAAAGGCATTACAGGCGGAAAATATCTTATAGTTAATGGTGGCTCACCATCAACTACTTACATTAGTCCAGGATCGGTTGGTTCGGGCATGATTAGGTATAACGGCAATACTAACAACATAGAAGTCAATGACGGCAATATGTGGAAGCAACTAGATATGAGCTACGCACAGGTTCAACTGGACCATGAAGCGGAAAGCCTACTAAATTGGGCTAAGGAGGAACGTGATCGGCAGCGCCTTAGAGAAAAACGCATCCAAGAGAATCCTGCACTGAAGAAAGCCTATGAAGCTATCTTACGTGCCGAAGAAAACTATGACATTCTGGATCGTATTGTAGGTGATGATCACTATGCTGGACCGCAGGTACAATCCTCTCCTTGAGATAGAAACATCTCCAGACATACGCGAGTACATGGAGAAATTCTATTGCATTGCTGTACTAAAAGACAACAATAGTTGGGGGCCTAACCTCATCAAGATAAACAGTTGGTGCTACAAGTATTTAGGAACTAAATTTAAAGATTGGTTTTTAATTACTGGCGGTTCTAAAGGTGTTAACTGTAAACTTTTAATTAAAAATCCCAAGCGGGCTACACTTTTCTTTTTACAATATGGAGATGCAATAGATGTTATTCATAAACTTAAAGCTGAGTAATCCATTCAGCAATAGATTTAAAAATATAAAGTGTTGGTCGGGCGCAACACTTTTTAAAAACAAGTTTTGGGAATTCCAGATATTGGCTACTCCTGACTTGATTTGTTTTGAGTTTTCATATACAATTAGACAAGACCACGCAGGTCTCAGACTAGAGCTTGGCCTATTTGGCTACAGCATTGATTTTAACCTTTACGATAATAGGCATTGGGACTATATCGGTAAAAAGTGGGAAGTCTATCATGACGAAAAAGATCTATTATGAAAAGATCGGAAGAAAGTATGTGCCCGTTTCGGAATATGACAGCGACTATTTGGACAGCTTTCCAAAAGGTAATCATTTGGTTATGGTTTATCCCGGAGGTAGCAGTCGTAGGTTTAATATTGATCCTGCTTATGCTCCTATGATTGCCGCAGGGCGTGTGGCAGAAGATACCATTAGTCGAGCATTGATGAAGGCCAGTGACCTACGGCCAAAACGTGCTCCTATTACAGAAGGCCAGCGCATAGCGTGGGATAACTTAGTAAAAGAGATGGGCGAAGAAGCTCGTTGCCTTGAGTGGCCTAGTGCTAGAGAGGCATGCGAAGAAGCAGTTAAGGCCATGCAACTAGAGGCAGATAAACTACTAGAAAATCCTAGTGTTCGTAAAGCCTACGAACGATTCCTACTTGTAGCAGAACTCACAAAGGATCATAATGGAACACGTTAAAGTTGGCATGTTCAACTTGCCTGGACTTAGATTTGAAAAAGGACAGATACCTACTGAGCTGTATGAAGAAATGTCCGTATGGGCTAAAGAGAATCATTGTGGATACGCAATGAATGAATGGTTGTGGAGTTTTAAAACAGAAGCACAACGAGATTGGTTTATACTTCGTTGGATGGATACTATTCCAAAACCTGCAAAGGACGAAGATGTATGATTGGCAAAAACAATTTGTTGCTACTGTAGCCGGTATGGATCCAAAAGATTTAACAATTACAATGTCTGGTAGAAATGTTGGTAAGAGCATGTTTAGCCAACAGGTAATTGATCGTCTAATTAGAGATCTTAACAGACAGCCAATTGAAGAACTTGTGTTATCCGAAGGCACAATCTACGGTTCTAGATATTATTGTGTAAGCCCTGTAGGAGGATCTTGGTTAGACATGGAAACCTGGTGTGTAGAAACATTTGGTGATCCTGGTGCTGACATGTGGGGAGAAAACTGTGCTCCTAGTCCAGCACAACGTTGGTACATGAATAATCGTAAATTTTGGTTTCGTGATGTTAAAGATCGCGATTGGTTTATTTTAAAGTGGAGATAACATGATTACAGGTATGCGTTGGTTTGCTGGCAACCATTGTGTTGGTATCGTACAAATTGTACAGGATCACGAAAAGGATTCTTATCGACAAACTGGTGAAGCAAACTTCAAATATTACATTGGTGTAGGTCAAGGACAAAACGAAAAGGCAGATGCAGAGCATATTGCCGAGTGGGGCGTGCCTTTTGATGTTGCCGCAGGTAATACATTGTTTAGAATATTGTAATGGAATACTTTTGGTCAGACGGCGGCAACAATCGTCCAGACTTTACCTATCGTTTTACACTCAAAGAAGTCACTGAGGAAATGTATGATTGGTGCGGTAACTATCCGCTGGATGGTCCGTTTGAACGCTGGCACATCATTCGCAACTATGGACAACCTACACACGAAGATCGGAAAGAAGTTCCTTTGATACAGTTTGAAAGCCGAAAAGCCGCTTACCTCTTTAGAATTGCCTTCAGTGAGTATATAATAGAAAACAAAACTTATGAATTTGCCAAGGAGTGGCTAGAGGAAGGCTTCAAGTAAAATGGAAATCACACAGATTATCACCGACGGATGCGACTGCTATCCTTGGCACGAAGTATTTGCTTGGTTGCCTGTTAAAACTATATCTGGAAAACGGGTATGGGGGAAGCGAGTATTCAAACGACAAGTATGGGTAGTTTGGGGGCATGCAAACTTTCACATGGAGCCCGAAGTGCAGTATGCCACAGCATTTGATTTAATAACATATGAAAAAGAAACGCCTACTCACTGATAAGTCTGGAGAGTTGTATGAGCAAATACTTTCTGAGAAAGCGCATGAGCTAGCTTCTGACATAGACGCACAGATACTACGTGGAATGTTAGTTGAGCTAGGCTGGCACGAGATAGTAATGGATCCAGTAACATGGGAACAAGGCTACCATATCGATTCGTGGGTTGAAGATAACATAAAAGGTCGCATGTGGACACAAGGCCTTGTGTGGTTGTTTGAAGATGCCAAGGATGCCAATTGGTTTAAATTACGATGGCTGTCTTAGTAGAACTTAAATCAAAGAATCCTAGCGAAGTGATAGAGATAGTTAGGGAACTCAGAGCACAAGGACTCGTGCAGGGCAAAGACTTTGACTTTGAATACAGACCGGAAACGTGGGATAACTTTTCTAGGGTACATGAAAAATATACAGTTTTTACATTTTACGACGAAAGGTGGGGTACTTGGTTTACCCTTAAATGGTCATGAGAATACTAAAGAAAGAACTATGGCCGTATCGTGTTAAAGTAAACAGTGACAACACTAAAGACATCACACCGGTTGAATTATGGCTAGGCGAACAGTTTGGCACATTTAAAGGACGATGGAATGTTGTTTATCAATACAACTACACAGAGTTCTATTTTAAGAATCAAAAGGATGCTAACTGGTTTGCATTGAGGTGGGTATGACTATTAAAATTGTTTCTATGCATGACTGCTTAGATGAAATACAAAAGGCATCGATATATGTGCGAGATAAGTATTCTATCCCTAATGATCAAATTATAACTCCGCATTTTGAAAAAGAGTTTGATGTAAAGATATTTTACAATAATGAATTGTTCTTAGGAGGTTGTATTGCTTTTAAAAGCGAAGCACATTACAACTTATTTTTATTGAAATGGTCATGAATAACTTTTGCGTGTTTGGAGATAGCTATGCTTATCGCAATGACGATAATCCAAGCACATGGGTTGCTTATACTGCTAAACAGTTTAGCCATGAGCCCAGAATAGTTGCTGTGCCCGGCTGCGGCCAAGATTGGATATTCGGACAGCTATATCATTACAGGCACGTAATTACACCAAAAGATAAAGTTATTGTGATTCTAACAGAGCCTGGGCGCAGATGGTTATTTAAAGACAAACCCGAACATTCGAATATCTATGTTGCCAACTACAAAGATGTTTTAACATCTGATGAAAGTCGTGTGTTGGAATCGTATGTCAAGTACATACAAAATGATAATTTAGATAATCTAGCAATGATTAATAGACTGGGCTGGTTGGATAGTTTAGCCAATAGATGTTGGTGGCACAAGCCTCTAATCATTAAAGCCTTTGATTTGGATATAAATGAAAACGAATATCCGCACTTGTGTTTTGCCCGAGGAACACTATCGTCTGTTAGTAAGAACGAAGTATGCGGAGACTTTCAATCCGTTATTCAAGGCAAGGATTTTAGATATAACCATTTGTGTCTAACCAATCACAAGGTACTGGCATCAAAATTAGTTGATTACTTTGCCACCGGTCTTGCTCCTGACTTGACTACGGAATTTAATTCTAATATAATAACCAAAGACTTCTATAAAGATTCCAATTTTATACAAAAGGAATTACACCCAGAAGCATTTAAGAGGTGGGCCGATGCCGCGCTATTATAACTATCAATATGATTACAGTAAGAATTTAAGTGCTCAGGAAGAAACTGATCAGTTTCTAAAAAAGTATCAGGCCGAAGCAGGATTGAGCAAGAACAAACTTTATGCTAGACGCAAGCCTGTTCGTTATCAAGATTGGTTGATTGACGGTGACATTCCTTTTCATCAAGAAATCGAGCGAGAGCCTTTGGTAGAGATTTACATGCCACAAGACCAGTTTAGAGATCTAGTTGAACGTGATCGATGGTACGGGCAACTAGAAGGTGAAGCTAGATATTACAAGGAACGCTACATGCAGGAAGTAGAAGACGATAAAGTTAGGCATCGTAATCCTGCTGTTAAAAAGGCTTGGGATCAATATAAAATGCTGTTAGAATTATCGAGATAACTATTGTATGATTACAGTACAATGGATGCCCGTCTTTACAGAGCAATTAAGTTATGACCCTAACATAACTTATTTTGAACCTGAGCCGGCTTTTCGATATCTTGCTAACCAAAGAGATAAAACAGACTTTTTACGTTGTCCAGGACTATCAAATTATCTACGCAATACATTTGTTATTCGTAGTCCTTATGACTTGAATATTAATGTAACTAAAGAATGGGATGTACAAACAGATAGATTTGGACAGGCATTCTTTAACGAAAATATCAGTGTAAGGAATCCGCAGACACACAAGGATCCGTTAATCATACAAACATTTCCCAAATACTTGTTTATTACAGAACACAATAAACCAGTAACTGTTAGTGTTATACCTTGGATGTTCAAAGCCAATCCTTATGGCATAGTGCCTGGGAGTTTTGATATTACACAATGGATTAGGCCTGTTAATTTGGCCATGGAAGTCTATACCCCCGGTGTGATCGAATTCAAACGTGGCGAAGTTTTATATGCTGTTCGATTTGAAACAGACGACACGATTCGGTTGGATCGCGGTGAGTTCACAGAAGATATTAAACAGACAATGGCCAGTTGTTTGAATGTGCAAAACTATGCTCCTGGTATGAATTTAAAATCTTTATACTCAGCAGGGCAACACTACATTAATTTAATGAAAAGGAAGATATTCCGTGTCATTAGGTAGAGCCAGCACAACTTATATTGAACGTGCATTTATGGGTTTTGGATTAAAACCGTTTGGAGGACAAAAGGTGAAAGTCGTAAATGATTTGGTAAGAGAACGTCATTTGGTACACCATTTACGATTGGGCGATGTAGAAGATCCTGATATCTATGCGGCTGCACCAATTTGGGATTGGCAACAATCTGCACATGGTAAATGGGTTATGGAAAATGGATTCGATCCAACTTATTCTATTACAACAGACCATTTGACTATGGGATACATTGTTGCAATTCATGCACACTTTACACCAAAACAATGGACTGAATACCTATTTAGATTTGACTTTCCCAAGTAATCGTGTTACAATAAGGCATGAAGAAACTTGCCTTAGCCCTAGCGATTACTGCGACCTTTGCCCAAGCACAGGTATTTGATGTGCCTGCACCAAAAAAGTCTTGGCTTGCTAGCAGTAGTGTAACCAAAACACTTTATAGAGCTACACCAAATAGTCAAGGTGTGCTAGTCTTTATTCCTGGAGGATTTGGCCAAGTATCATTAGATCAATCAAAAGATTATCCTCCTAATTGGTGGGGTAGTTTACAAGGATATGCATTTGGATCTAGTGCAGTACCTATGGATTTGGTAATGTTTGATAGTCCTTATTCTGTTAATCCTAATGCAAGATACAGTGGCGATCATATTGATAGAATACGTAGTGTTGTAGAAGAATATCGACAGCGTACAGGTAAACCCATTTGGTTGTATGGTCATAGCCTTGGCGCAAGAGCCGTTGGAGCATTTTTAAAAGATCCTGAAAACGAACGGCTAATTGCCGGTGCTATCTTTAGTGCAGGCCAAACTCCTAGCATTGATAGGCCCGTTAACATTCCAATTCTAATTATACACAATGATCAAGATGCTTGCAGTTATACTCCTGTATCATCTTCAATATCATTTTATGAAGAAGCTAAAAAGCTCAACAAAAACAAAACAGAATTAAAAATTGTTTCGGGCGGAACAAACCAAGGCGATGTTTGTACTAGTTATAAAAGCACACATGCCTACTATGGTATTCAATATCAGGTAACCAATGCTATTGATGCATTTATAAAGTAAAGGAAATATTATGGCTATTTGGCGTGTAAAAACTTATCATAAAAAGAGCTGTGAAGAAAGAGAAATCTGGACACACTCGACACATGGTACTATGGTTCGTACCAACGGATTCCGTTTTGCAGAATACGAAGTAGAAACAAGCGACGATAATCCTCCAGAATTTGAATTCGACGAAGTGCCTGGTGGGGATGGCAAACGAGACAGTATTGATATGAATAACTGTTGCGTTAACAACATCGAAAACTGTGAACTTGTTGAATTGTTCGACGGGGGCTGTTGGGGCGACATTACCTGGCCCGACGACATGGACGAGGACGAAATCGAACGCCTAACCGAACTAATGGATGAAGAGGGCTACTATGCCCTAGAGGAAGAAGATGATCCTTGGATGCTAGACGAAACAGAAGTTTGGGTTTGGGGTCCTATCGAAATCTGTGATGAGGATGGCAATACTGTACGTATTATATGTGCAGACGAAGATGGAAACGTTATTGATTTTAAGGAAGAATAATGTCTAAAGTATATCGAATCAAACCACTAGAAAAGAAAAGTATTTGCTGGCATATTGAGATGTACAGAGAAAATGCTGATGGTTCTATCAGCTGGTTTAACAT